CGGACGAGCGCATCGGCGCGATCGAAGGGACCGAAGGCGTCCCTCTGGGCACGGCGGGGCAGAACATCGCGTGGGCGACTTTCGACAGCACCGACCTGGGCACCATCGTCGAGATGAGCGCCTACGGAAGCATCTACAGCAACTACGGCGCCACCGTCTGGCTGCTCGGGCTCAACGGCACGACGCTCGTGAGCCGGGAGAAAATCATCGTCCCTGTCGATGGCACCGGCGGCATCCGCCTCGGCACGATACCCGGCGGGACGTGGGCGACCCATCTCGCCATTGTCGTGGAATCGGGAGACGCCAACCTCGAATACATCGAGCGGCGGGTGTCGGTGTTGGCTGACAACGCGAACGACTCGGGCGGCAAGTCCACCGCCCGCGTGGCGATCGGCGAGCGCGTCTGTGTGAGCGCGGCGTGGCACTACGACCCCGACGGCGAGTACGGTGGCGCCGGCAACCTGATCGAACGGCCGGATTGGGTCATCAAGCACTTCCTGGTCAATTACCTGGGCGCGACCCTTGCCGAGATCGATGACACCTCGTTCGCCGCTGCCGGGACGCTGCACGCCGCGGCGATCTCCGGCGGGTACAAGCTCGGGTTCATCGTTCCGCAGCAGAGCAACCACGATACGCTTAAGACTATCGGCTTTTGCTCGCGCTCGACCACGCGGTTCCTGGGTGGAAAGTATTACCACCACTACACGCCGGATGCCGCCCCGACAGCGGTGCGCACGCTCACGCGCGACGATCTGGCCGGCGAGGGCTCGCGGTACGTCTACGCCAAGGACTCGATGCGCAGCGTCTTCAACGACCTGACGGCGCTGTTCTCCCCAAACTATTCCGGCAACTCGGCCCGCGAGGTGTCTAGCGGTTACCTCGCATCGGCTGCGGCGACCAGTGCGGCCAGTGTCGCGAAGTACGGCACCTACGCGACGACCTACAACCTGCCATGCGTGCGCTCTGCAACGATGGCGGCGCACGTTCTGGCGCATCTGCTGCTCGAGGTGGCAACGCCCCTGCTGACCGTGACTTTTTCGACGTTCTGGCAGCACGGGGATTTGCAGGTCGGGCAGACGATCACGATCACCGACGACATCTACACCGGTCGCTCGTGGTGGATCGAACGGCTACAGCGGCCCAACAAATTCACGTGCGCCTTCACCGCGCGCGAATGGTGGACGTAAATGGCCACAGGAGCAACCCTCACCCTCTTGGAGTGCTGACGACATGGCAGACGAAACGCCCGTAACCTGGTCCGCCCTCAAAGATCATTGCGAGGGGCACAAAGACGACTGCCACGAGCTGCTGACGGAGAAATTCCAAAACGCCGTCAATCAGGCGCTCGACTCGAAACTCTCGGAAAAAGGCATTGTCGTCATGTCGCGCCTACACTACGCCGTGACCGTGGGGCTCGCCATCGGCACCGGGTTCGGCGGGGAGCGGGCTGTGCGGTTTGTCGCGGCGGTGCTCGGCGTGAAGGTCGGGCCGTGAGCCGCAACTTCAAGCCGAAGGAATTCGCCTGCCCGTGCTGCTCTATTTCCAACGTCGATCCAGATCTGGTCGAAGCGCTGGAGCAGTACCGCACGGAGGTCGGCGACAAGCCCGTCTTCGTCCTCTCCGGCTGCCGCTGCCCGCAGCACAACGCCGACGTGGGCGGGGCCGAGCATTCGCGGCACCTGACGAACGGCCTGCGGGCCTGTGACGCGGTGGATGTGCGTGTGCCGGGGATGACGCTGCCACAACTCTACTTCGCCGCCTGCAAGGTCAAGCCGTTCAACGAGGGCGGGATCGGGATCTACCTCGACAAGGGCTTCATCCACCTCGACACGCGGCCCGGGCGGGAGCGGTGGGGACACATGGCCGGGAGATACGTCCCGTTCATCGTCGCGTGGAAGGTGCTCGAAAAGGAGGGGATTGTATGACCTGCACAGAATGTCGGTTCTTCGGGAAAGCCATGCGGTGGTCGAACGTCTCGGGGAAAATGGTCGAGGCGATGGAATGCCGCCATAACACCCCTGGCGATTCCGGATGGCCGCTTGTCCTCAACACGGATTGGTGCGGCGCGTTCGAGTCGGAACAGACCGCCAAGATAGGGGTGACGCCATGAGACACCTAAGACACTTTCTCGCCGTCCTTGCCCTGACCACTCTCGCCGGCTGCGCCACGCTCCAGAGCGCCGCCGATTGGTGGAACGAGCAGCAGGGCCCGCCCGCGCCGCCGCCGGTGACCGCCGTCTGCCCTGACGAAATCGACCCTGCCGGCATCGTGTGGGACGAGCCCGCCGGGGACGTCGGCGCGTGGGCATGCACCGCGACCCTCGGGACCCCCCGCTGGGCAGGCGACGGCGTCGAGGTCGAATCGCTCACAGGCACAGAGGCGTGGCCGGTGCGCCAGGACGGGGGCGAGAAGCCGACTGTCGGGAATTGGTGGCTTTGCGCAGAGCACACAGACGCGCGAATCCATTGCGCGACGGCCGAGTGGCTCGGGCGCGGCAAGCTCTCGTTCGGCGGCAAGCGGTGGGATGGCACGGATAACTTCCACGGCGAGGCGTTGAACGCCTTCAGGCCACGATCAGGCACGGTCGCCTACGTCTTGGCGAGCGGGTGCGCCCGGGCGGGGGCGGAGACGGTTAAGGAGCGGTCGCAGCTTCGGCGGGTGGTCGTGCCATGAAGGTCGTCATCGTCAGCGACCCGCTCCCGGGCCTCTACGTGCGCCAGGATGGCGGTTCGCCGTGGTGGGCGGTAATGGAGGACTACGAGGTGCGCGTGGCGCTCGACGGCGCTCCCGGCTCGATTACCGTACCGGCGGGGTATCGCTACAACCGCGCCTCGATTCCCGAGATCATCCCGGCATGGATCGTTAACCGCGACGATCTCGGGTGCGTGGCCCCGCTGATCCACGATGCGATCTACCGACAGCACGGGGACATTTCCTACCCGCCTCCGAGCGACCCGAGCAACAGGGATCGCGCCTGGGCATGGCCGTGGATGCGGATCGAGCGGGGCACGACCGATGAACTGTTTTACCGGCTGATGCTGGCCGACAAGGTGCGCCCCTGGAGGGCGCGTGTGGCGTTCCGGGCAGTCAGGATATTTGGAGGTGCATGGTAATGGCGATTCCGATTCTGGCAATTCTGGCCGCAGTGTTCGCGTTCGCTGACAAGCCGATGGTCAAGCGGCTGGCGCTCAACCTCTCCGAGATGATCGACACGCCGGTCATCATGGGGACGCAGATCGACGGTTGGGTGATCTGCCTGTTCTACGGGGCGCAGTCGCTCCCGCCTGGGCAGCGCAAGGAGAAGATCGACGCGGGCATCGTGGAGATTCAGGCCAAGTACACCGCGATCAAGAACGAGGCCGAGACGAGCGGCGACTACACCCGGCTGCACGAGATCAAGACGGTCGGGCCGCTGGTCATGCCGTGGATGGACGCGACGCCGGACGAGGGGTAGGGCAGTAGTCAAGGATTACTTGACGACTCCCCGGGGCCTCCTGCAGCCGGTTCCTCCTCCCCCGGCAATCCTCCAGGCGCGGGGGATCCCGGGGGCGTTAGTACCGCAACAGGCCGACGGCCCGATCCAGCGATTCCACCGCCAGGTGAGAATAGATCGCCGTCGTCGCCGGGTTGGTATGCCCCAGCAGCCGCCCGACCACGTAGAGCGACACCCCGGCCTGAACCAGATGGCTGGCGAAGGTGTGCCGCAGATCGTGCAGCGTCGGCCGCGGTCGGATCCCGGCGCGCTCGGCAGCCGTCACCACCCACGTCCTTACCCTGTGCTGATCCGTTGGCGCCGGCCACGGGGAGGACTGCCCTGCGGCCCTGGCGGCCTCCAGGACGGGTTTCAGGTCGGGGTGGACCGGGACGGTGCGGTGCGAGTCCCCGGCGGTCCTGCCGGCCGTCTTCGCGCTCGAGAGCCGGATCACCCCGCGCACCAGGTCCACGTCGCGCCAGCGCACGGCGAGCAACTCCTCCCGGCGGGCGCCGGTGAACAGGTAGCCGAGCAGGTAGGGGCGGGCCCGGGGGATCGCCGCGGACAACAGCCGGCGCACCTCCTCGCTCGTCAGCCACCGGATCGGCCGGGCATCGCGCACCTTGAGTTTCTTCACCGGCCGCCCCCAGGGCAGCGTCCCGTCCTCGCGCCTGACGACCTGCTGCAGCCACGCCACTTCGTTGTTGACCGTCTTGGCCTTGGCCCCGGCCTGCAGGCGGGCCCCCTGGTACCGGCGCACGTCGTCGGCCTGCAGGGGGCAATCGCCGTCGAGCAGGCGCAGGGCGTTGTCGGCGTAGATCCGGGAGCGGGTGAGGGTCGAGGGGGCCAGGGTGGCGCCGCGGGTGGCGAGCCAGCGGTCGATGGACTCCTGCAGGGTGGCGGGGCGCTCGACGAAGAATCCGGACTTCTGCCGTTCAATCGCGGCCGTCTCTTCGGCCAGGCGCAGACCAGCCAGGCGTTCGTCCTTCCCGACTGCCACCTCCCGGCGCTTGCCGTGACGGCTAACCGAGAGGTACCAGCGGCCGTTTCTCTCTCTTAGGCTCGGCATCGTTTGCGGAAAATCTGCGGAAGAAATTCGACCCGTCTCACTTCGGGCCTTGTTTTCTCGAGAAGAATTGGCGGGGCCGACGGGACTCGAACCCGAAGAGACGGGATTTCTCTGGTTTCACGAATCCGGCCTGAATTACGGGCATTCGTGTTTCGCGCTTGTTTTCTCGGGGCGGGAGCGTTCCACGTGGAACTGTCGCGGAATGTCATGGTGTGTCATGAAACGCCTTTGCCTGCGGAAGATGTGCGGAAGGAATCACGCCTCGCCGGGCGGCACCGGGAGAACCCCGATGGTCTTCCCGAAGATCATGATGGAGTACGGCTCCCCGTCGATCACGACCTCGACTCCATCGCCCCCGAGCGCCAGGCTGACGCCGAAGCCGCCGCGGGTGATAGAGCGAAACGGGATCTTCCCGGCCTGCTCGAGGAATTCGATGACCTCGGAGGCGGCGACGCGGTCGGGGTGTTGGACGGTGTAGGTGCCTGTCAGGCCGGTGACGGTGCTTTCCATTCTACTTCACGGGACTGAAGATCACGAACCCGTCGCCGACCGCAACAACAACTTGGGAGCCGTCGCGGCACTTGGCCCCTCTTGCCAGCCGGCCCGGGACGCTCGTTTCAAACCAGGCCGTAGTGCCATCCAGATCGCACTTCGTCTTGAGCATGATGTCGATCCACTCCTTGGCCGATTCGTCGCTTGGCTTTCCGTGCTTGAAATACGATGCCTCCGAGGCGCCGGGAGAATCGGCGCTCACCGCGGTCATGTCCATCTTCGTGGCGATGCAGTTGATTCCCTCGGCGCAGGCGCTGCCGTTGATGCCCGGGTACTGGCCGGCAAGCGATGCAGCTGGGAGGAAAAGAAGCACCGTGGCCACCGCGACCCGTTTCACGACGCGACCCTTGAATAAACGAATGCCGCCGATCCCGTAACGAACAAGCCGAGAGACGCCTGGAAATACCCGAGAAAGAAGCACGGGACGCTGAAAAGCATAGACGCGATACCGATTGTTTCGGAGAACTTTTGGTGCGTCATGCCGCACCTCCAGCCTTCGCCCTTGCCCTTGACCTGACCATTTGGGAGATCCTATCCGGTTCGGCCCGCAAAGTCAGCAGGCTGTCGAGGCGTTGCTCGATTCGGGCGAGGCGGGCGTCGATGGCGGCGAGGTCGGGGGGAGGATTCGCCTCCGCGGCTGAAAAGATTCTTCGGTAGTGGTCGCGGCCGATCTTCCGCATGGGCGCCTCGGGCCTGGCCGCCCATGAGTCGAGCGTTGTCCTGCTGATGTGCGCGGCGTGAGAAATAGCCTGTAATTCAGCCGTATCGTAGCGCGCCTTGAGGTAGTCGAGCATCTGCCCGGCGGTCTTCGGCTCGTCCATTTCGATCACTTTACCCCATCGAAATAAATCGTCAACAGGGTATTGACAATCGGTCATGCAGGCATTATGGTTCATGCATCACCGAGATGAACAGGAGGAACGAGATGCTTGACGCGGAGAAAATTAGAGCACTGAGGGAGGCCGCGGGCTTGTCCCTGCGCGCAACGGCGGCGTGCGTGTGGGATGAACACGGGGTCAGTATTTCGCACGAGCAGATCCGGCGCGTCGAGGAAGGGCTGGCGCTCGACCTGCTTTCTTCGCAGGCGTCGGCGCTGGCATCCGTGTTGGGCGTCGGGTTGAGTGACATCCAGAAGCCGGAACCGGCACGGGTGGCATGATGCCCTCCCTCCCCGCCGTCGCCGCAATCGTCCCCCTTCGCTGGGTCCGCGCCCGTCAGGCCCGCGTCTACCTCGGCAACGTCTCGCCCCGCACCTTCAAGCGCTGGAAAGACAAGGGTGTCGTCAAGGGCTTCCAGTTCGGCGACACGGAACTCTTTGACCTGAAGGCGCTCGATCGCCAGGTCATGAAAGGAGGCGTGTAGATGACCATTCTCGGACCTCCCGTAGCTTGCTGCATCGAATGCGAAATTCCCCTCGACGCTGAATGGGCGCTGGAAGAACTGATGTGCCCGGACTGCAAGCTGGACCACGACAGGAAGCTCGACGCGGTCTTCGCCGACTTCATGGCCGGCAACGACATTACTCGCTCGGTGGTGGCCTAGATGACCCCCGCAACCCTCCCCGCCCTCGCCGTCGATCTCTCCGACGCCTATCACGGCTGGCTGGTCAACAAAGTCCCGACCGCCACGTTCCTCGCCGTGGCCGAAGCGCACATCGCCGAGCAGCGCGAACTGCTCGAGTCCGTCGACGAACTCCAGCGCGCCGAAGAAAACATCCTGCTCCTGCACGCCGAGCGCATCGCCGCCGATCTGGCCGAGGCGCTGTGCGAGTACGTCGCGGATCGGCCCAGGGGGGCCACCGAGAGCGCGGCGGGGGCCGAGAGGCGGGCGACTTTGGCCGAGGCGTTGCGGCTGATGAGTGCGGCGGTGCGGTAGTCGCATGGACACTTCTCCCCAAGGTGGCCACGGATGGATGCAGGGAATCTAAGCTCTGCGCTGGATTCACGCCACTTGTTAATGCCGCCCTCGACTGCCTGCGCGAGCCGTGGCCGGGGGAGGATCTGATTTTGACGGGCGTTCCGGGCGCCCGAAGAGCCGCCGCACGGAGAAACAACCAGGTGCCGACTGCTAACCGGCCATGTGTTGTGGACGCTCCGGCGGCAGTCCCGGAAAAACAGCGGCCCCGCGAGAGTGCGAATCCCGCGAGGCCAAAGAAGTGAACCGTCAAACGAAAGGATAACGCGAATGGGACGAAAAAACAACAGCCTCACGGACATGAAGATCGCCGCCCTGTACTCGTGGCTGGACAAGGAGCGCGACTGGTGCTCAGACGCGACGGCGCAGCAGTGCGCGGTTCGGGCAGCGGATCAGCTCGGGTTCGGCGTGACGGCCTCGAACATTTTGACCGCCAAGAGGAACCTGAACATCGTCAAGCCCGCCCCCGTCGCGCCGGCTGCGGTGTGCCGGTGCAAGGAGCTGGCGGCGATCGTCTATTCGTTGTTCCGCGAGAACAGGATGCAGATCGGCAGCTCAATCGAGCACGACAACCTCCGAGAACTCGCCGGGATCAGTCCCAAGCCCGCCACCAAGCCTACGCCCAACGCTCCCGCCCTGCCGGGGATCGGGGAAGGGGCGGCGGCATGAGCAAGTCCATCTTGATCTCCGTAACCAAGAACGGATTTGTTGCCACCGAGAACCCAAACAACGGCTATCACTCGTGCCCGGACGGACTGCTCGTTTTCAACTCCTGCCGCGACACCTACTCCGACAGCGACGTTCTCAAATACCTCAAGAAGTTCTTCGAGGACAACAGCGACCTGGAGGAAGAGCGGGACAAGAAGAAGCGGATCAAGGCGCTCAGGGAAGAACTGGCGGCTCTTGAGGAAGAGTCATGACCCGCCACGACGCCGTGCGCATCACCACCGAGGGCGCGATCCGCTCCGGCAAGCGCAAGGCCGCAATGGCCGGAGCCGCCATCGGCTGCGCTCTGGCGCTGACTGTCTCGGTGCTGATCGGTTGGGGGTTGGATACGTGGCGGTGTGCCAACGACGAGCGGTTGCGGGCCGAGGCGGTTGCGGCGGTTGATGCGCGGCTTGGGGACTGCCGCAAAGACCTCGCGCGGCTGAACGAGATCAAGGAAGCCGAGTTGGCGTATCTCAACAGGAGGCCGGGGCCATGACCAGACGCCGTCTGAGATTCTTCAACGGGCAGACGCTGCGTATCGTCGCGCATCAATCGTTCCCCGACATGAACGGGATGGTCGGCCATGTGGTGCGCGTCTGCTCCAGAGGGGACAAGGCGTGGATCAAGACGCGGGAGCCGCTGCCCGTGAACCGCAGATCGTTCCCGCCTGGTGACGAACGCTGTGACCACGCACTGGTCTATCACGACGAGGTTGAAGAGGTCGCGGCGATGGAGGGCAGGGGGCCGCGCGATGGATGATGTTTACGAGATATCCCGCGCCATCCTGCGCGAGGAGGAGGAGGAGCAGCCATGAACGACGGATACCTCGGCTACTGGAGCGCCCTTGAGCCGAGCATCCCGCAGCCGACGCTCAATCGCTGCCCGGTGATGCGGTGGGTGTGGGCGCAGATGGCGGGGAAGTCATGACCCGCGCCGAATGGCTCGCTCGCAGAAAAATGCTCGTCGGCGGGAGCGATATCGCCAAGATCGCCGGCTTGTCGCCCTACGGCGGCCCGCTCGACGTGTACCTCGACAAACTCGGCCTGATTCCCGAGCAGCCCGACAACTGGAACATGGCCCGCGGCCGCGCCCTGGAGCCGGAGATCCTGCGTGTCTACTCCGAGCGCGAGGGCGTCGAACTCGAGACGCTGCCACCCTTCACGCTGTTCACGGACGGCATCTGCGGCGGCACTCCTGACGGCCTGGTTGTCGGCGGGGAGCGCGGCGTCGAGGCAAAGGCTCCGCTCTACGCAACAGGGTACGGGGAGCCAGGGACCGACGAGGTTCCCGAGCCGCACCTTGTGCAATGCACTTGGTACATGGGTCTGACGAAGCGGCAGCGGTGGGATCTGGCCGCGACCATCGGGGCGAACATCGAAATCTTCCCGCTTCGGTTTTCCTCCGAGTTGTACGAAGCCCTGCGCGAGATGGCCGAGAAGTTCTGGCGTGACCACATCATCCCGCAGCGCCCGCCGGCCGTGGACGGGAGCGAGTCCTCGCGGGCGTGGTTGCGGCAGCAGTTCCCCGAGAACCGAAAGCCGCTGCTCGAGCCGACACCCGAAGCCCTGGAACTGATCTCGCTCTATCCCGCGATCAAACAACGCCTCGACGCGGCCGAGGGCGACATGGAGACGCTCAAGAGCCAACTCATGCAGATGATCGGTGACGCCGAGGGGATCAAGGGCGTCGCCACCTGGAAGAAAGCGAAGGACACCCGCGCCACCGATTGGAAGGCTGCCGGGGCTCACATGATCGAACTCCTCGGGGCTGATGGACAGGCAATCGCAGACGCGCACACGACCACCAAGGCCGGCAGCCGCCGGTTCCTTTTCTCGAACTCAAACGGGAGGAAATGACCATGACCGACGCCGTGAAGGAAATGGAAACCGCAGTCGCCAAGCGCGAAACCGTGAAGTCCCTCGTTGCCATGCCCGGGTATCGTCAGCGGTTCGATGACGTTCTGGGGCGCGACAAGGCCGCCGCGTTCCTCGGGAGCCTGACCGCCCTGACCGCCGAGAAGTACCTCGCCGCCTGTGACCCGAAGTCGGTGCTCGCCGCCGCCTTCGTCGCCGCGACCCTCGACCTGCCGATTCAGAAGAACCTCGGGTTCGCCTTCGTCGTCCCCTACAAGGGCGTCGGCTCGTTCCAGATCGGGTGGAAAGGGATCGTGCAGCTTGCCCTGCGCTCTGGTCAGTACCGCCGCCTCAACGCTTTCCGCGTCAACGCCGAGGCGCTCAAGGGGTTCGATGAGTTCGGGGAGCCGGTGCTCGACGTTTCGGAAATCGACGACAGCAAGCCCGGGGTGGCCTTCGTGGTCGCGTGGGAGCTGCAAAACGGATTCAAGAAGGTGGTGGCCTGGAGCCGCGAGAAGTGCCTTGCGCACGCGCAGCGGTACAGCCAGAGCGTCAGGCAGGGCAACTCCCCATGGAAGACGCACGAGGACGAGATGTGCCTCAAGACGGTCGTGAAGAACGCGCTCCAGACCTGGGGGCCGATGTCGGTGCAGATGCAGGCCGCGGCGATCAATGACCAGAGCAGCCGCATGGAACTGGACGCGGAGCCCGAGTACCTCGACGCCGAGGAGGTCACGGACGGCAATCCCGGCCCTAACGCCGTCGAGAAGGTGCTCGACAAACTCAAGGTGAAGGCGAGCCCGACCCCCGAGCCCGACCCCGAACTCGACAACCTGTGGGACGAAGCCGTGGCCCTGGGCGAGAAGCTGGGCCGCCCGACCCGCGCTTGCGAGGACAAGGCAAACGCCGCGATGCGCGAGGGGGCTCCGGCGCTGCGCTCTCTGGTGGAGTCGCTCAAGGAGCTGGTGAAGGCCGAGGAGGCGAAGTAGCGCCATGGCCTTCGAGAAATCCCCAGACGAGATCGGCGTCCTCTTCAAAAAGGAAAGCAAGGGCGGAAAGACCTACTACACCGGCACCCTCAACGGCCAGGAGGTCGTCGGCTTCCCGCGCACCTCGGCCAACGGATCGGAGCGGATCGAGCTCAAGGCGAGCAAGCCGCGCGATGGGCAGGGCGAGAGCGTGCCGAGTTATGACGAGGTGGCGAGAGGGGAGGCTCCGTTTTGAGCGCCCCTCGAGACCGCCGCCACCGCGCCGCCCGTCCGCACCCGGACGCCCCCTCGACCCGTCCCGCGCGCCAGAGCGCACCTGCGGCACCTGGGGCGCGCCGCGAGCCTGCGGTGGCGATCTGCTGCAGGTGCAGGGCCGAGCGGGGGCCGGGGGAGACGCGGCAGGAGAGGGGACGGCTTGTGTGCCGTGGAGAGTGCGCCTCATGAGCGTCTGCCGCTACGAGCCGCGCGTGGACTGCTACGGCCCCGGCACGCCCGGGATTGCCTCTTGCGGCGAGGGGTGCTCTGGGCCGGTTGATCTGAGCAACGAGACAGGGCGCCCGGGGAATTACCAGAAGCCGGGGAGGAAGACCGCGAAACCAGCAGCGCCACCGGCGGCGCGCGAGGAGGGAAAGACGATGGCCGCAGGACAACCAGCAGAGATCGGGAAGTGTCAGAAATGCGGTGGAGAAGGAGAGAAACTCTACCAGAGCAAGAGCCATCCGGGCGCCTACTGCAAGAAGTGCAACAAGGCGGCGATGAACAAGGCGTTCAACGCGAAGCGCGCCGGCCAGCAGAGCGCCACGAAGGCCCACGACGCGGCGAAGGCGAAGAGTGCGGGGGCGAGCAAGGCTGAGAAGGTGATCGCCAAGCCGGGGCCCGCACGTGACCCCCTGTCAGGCCTCAGGCTCGACGGCAAGCACGAGGAGGTCGGATCGTGGGCCATGACCAATGTTCCTAATCCCACCGGCCGCACCTTCGTCCCGCTCACCGCGCGCGACCTCGCCTTCTCCTTGGGGGCCGCTGAGGTCGGGTTGCTGGTGACCTGCCGGAAGATGGCCACGATGCTGGCGGTGATCCGGGCGGCCGAGAGCGACTCGGACGTGATGATTGCGGTTGGGGCGAAGGGGTAGGGGCTCGGATGGGCGACAACTGGTACGCCAAGTATCCCGGCGATTACAGGCGCGACACGGCACACCTGACCGTGACGCAGCACGGGGCCTACAACCTGTTGATGGACTGCTACTACGCCACCGGGAAGCCCTTGCCGGCCGACCTTCCGGCGCTCGTGCGGATGGTCGGGTGCCAGACCAAGCTCGAGCGTGACGCCGTGGCGGTTGTCGCCGACGAGTTTTTCAAGGTTTCCAAGGACGGGTTTCGGCACAACCCAAGGTGTGACCGTGAGATCGAAAAGCGCGATGAGTTCATCGCCGATCAGTCGCGCAAGGGTAGGCTTTCGGCTGAAGCCAAACGCCAACAGCGGTTCAACCGTGGTTCAACAGCGGTTGACTTTCGGTTGCAACCGGATGGGGTACCGGAAGTCAACCCTCCACCTCCACCTCCACCTTTACCACCACCAACCACCCCCCCCACCAGCCCCTCTACAGGGGGAGAGTTCCCTGATTTCTGGAAAATCTACCCCCGCAAATCAGGCCGTGACGCCGCCTGTCGGGCATGGGTTTCGATGGTCCAAAACGGGGATGCCGCGAGGATCTTCGAGGCCCTGTCGTGGCAACTCGAAAGCGATCAGTGGACAAAGGACGAGGGCAAGTTCGTCCCGAGCGCCGAGAAGTATCTCTTCGACCGGCTCTGGACTGACGAGCCACCGGCAGCGACAGGCCCGAAGGTCACCCCCGAGGAAAAGGCTGCGTTTTTCCCGAAAAGGAAGGTGGTCGAATGAACCGCACCGCGTTTGATTCCGGGTTGTCCCACCTCTGCGATTCGCTCTCGTCGAACTACCCGAAAGAGGCCGTGGCAAATGCATGGTACGGGCATCTAGCCGAGATCCCCGGCCCGAAGTGGACGAAGATCGTTCAATCGCTGGTGAACGATCTGGACGCCTTCCCGCGCAACCTCCCGCGCGCCGTGTTGGCCTACGTCGACCGCAGCTCCGGGCAGTCGCAGAAGACGTTCATCAACCCCGACACGGGCGCCGAATGGACGCCGGAAGAGTCGTTCCAGAATCTGCACCGGCTCAAACGGATGATGGAGATTTGCGGGACGAAAGATCACCCGCGGAGGAACGCGATTCTTGGGTGTGCCGAGGCCAGTCTGCGCGAGGGCGACGGGACCGTGGTGCGCAGGAAGTGGGGCGGGAGGATCGTTGATGAGCTTGACGCTGATCTGGAGCAAACCCCCTTGTTCGCCGTGAAGATCGAGAAGGGCGCGTTCGAGGAGGTGGTTGCATGAGCGAGGTGCGATTGATCGTCTACGGCAACCCGGTCGCCAAGCAGCGGGCCCGCCATCGTAGGCGCGGGGCCTTCATGCAGTCGTACACGCCGGAGGAAACCGTTGAGGGAGAGGCGAGTATCCGCGAGGTGGCGCAGCAGATGCTCCGGGCCGGCATGGCGAAGAAGCTCGAGGGCGCTATCGAGGCCGAGTTGGTGTTCTACCGGGCGGTGCAGAACAAGTGCTCGCGCAAGGACCGCGCACTTAAGCTGGCGGGCATCCTGCGGCCCGTGGGGGCACCGGATTGGGACAACCTCGGGAAGCTCGCCTGCGACGCGCTCAACGGGGTGCTCTATGGCGATGATTGCCAGATCACGGACGTGCTCGTGCGCAAGCGCTACTGCGTGACGCCGCGGACGGAGATCGTGCTGCGGGAGGTCGGGGCTGGGCAACGGTCGTTCATCGTCGACGAGTCGGCGGTGTGCAGCCAGGAGTTCCGCGGCGCGCTGACGTGCGGCGGGCGGAGGACGGCCCGGTGACCGACGGCGCGGCTACCGTCGTGCGCCTGCGTGTGCACCAGTTCGCGAAGCTGCGGGGGGTGAGCACCGAAACCGTGTGGCTTTGGATCGAAAAGGGCAAGGTCGCGGCAGAAAAGGACGAGGGCGGACACCGCTGGTTCGTCGTGACGAAAATAAACACCCGTGAACACCCGGAAGGAACCGTAATTAACCGTAAACAACCCGTAGGAGAATCAGAAACAGCGTGAAACCCTCCTCGCATGGGGCTGAAGCGCGGCACACAACCGAAAGCGGCACGCGCCGTTCGCCGATCTGCTGACGCCCCAAAACCCTCAAAGCCCCCCCGCCCCCGCAAGCTCAAGCCCGCCCCGCCCGTCACCGATTGCCTCAAGTGCTCCAAGATCGCTGCCATCCGCCGCGAGCGCGACGCCGCCCTGCGCCTGGTCGAGAAGCTGGAGGCCGAGGAGCGCACCCGCCTCCAGGCCGCTGCTGCCGGCATCGGCGGTTGCCTGACCGACGAGGAGATCGACGCAGCCAAGCGGCGCGTCTTTCACCCCCTGTTCGAGCAGGTGCTGCAGGTGGCCGTGAACGTCGCGCTCTCGCCGGCGGAAGAGGCGGGCGATCGGCTCAAGGCGGTGATGATCGTCAAAGACGAAGTCGCGGGCAAGGTGGCGGACAAGGTCAAGCTCGACGCGAAGATCAACGGCCCGATGTACTTCGTCCCCGGCCTGCCTGCGCCCGTCGCGAACCCCGCTCCCGAGGGCTCCGGTGCATGATGCGCGCCGCGCGGCTCGTCGTCCTCGCTCTGGTGGTGGCGCTCATGCCCGTCGCTGACGCCGCCGCGATCCCGTCCAACGCGCGGATCTACTCCCTCGCCGACACCTACCGCCCGACCCTCGACGGGCTCGCGTTCCACGCATCGCCCTTCACGTTCAACCTTTGCGAAGGCCCCAAGGGCGGCGGGAAAACCCGCGCGATCTGCGGTGAGATCGTCCGGCTGCTTATGGAATTCAGCGGCAACAAGTTCATGATGTTCCGGCAGAAGTACGATGACCTGGTCAAGACCACGATCCCGTCGTTCCTCGCCGTCTGTCCGCCGGACTACATCCGCGAGCACCGGGCCACGGATCGAAAATACATCATGCAGAACGGGAGCGAGCTGCTCTACAGCGGGCTCTCGGGCAACACCCTGCAGAGTGAGCCCGCGATTCAGCACTACATCGACGGACTGAAATCGCTCGAGCTGGGCGGGTTCTACCTGCACGAGGCTTCGCAGTCACGCAAGGTCTTCTGGGACGCGCTGAAGCAGACGCTGCGCTTCATTCCGCCCGGGACCGCGCCGGCCGCGATGCGTTACCGCGGCTTCTGCGACAGCAACCCCGAGCCCGGCTGGGTGCACACGACGTTCATCCGCGGGCCGATGCCGTTCGATCATCAGCGCTGGCACTTCGACCCGACGAACAACTTCGGCCTGGCGCCCGGGTACTTCGAGCGCTTCGCCGACATGCCCGAGTCGTGGAAGCTCAAGTACATCAAGGGGCTCTGGATCTTCACGCAAGAGGGCGACAACTACGTGTACCCGCAGGCCCTCGTGGATCTGGCGTTCGAGTTGGATCTGCCCTTCGACACGAGCGAGCCGGGGCGCTACGGGCTCGACCCTGCGGGCACCGGCTCCGACAACGCGAGCCTGACCTTCCAGCGCGGCCCCCGCTTCGCCGTGCACAGCCGCCCGCGCACGACCGGCCCGGAGCTCGGGTGGTTCGTCGACGACGTGACGCGCAAGTTCGGGCGCTTCCCGATCCGCTACGACGCCGGCGGCCTTGGCGCCCCCAACGGCGAGTACCTCGCGAAGCCGCGCCTGGATCGCGACGGCGTCACGCCCATCCCCCCGCACCAGGTGGTCAAGGTCGACACCAGGCACAAGCCGCGCAAGCCCGAGAAGTACGTTGATTTTCGCACCGAGCAGTTCTGGGCCGTGCGCGATCGAATGAAGGACCGGATCGCCTGTTTCGAGGGCGAGGAGAAGACGCTCGCGCGACTGAGGGAGCAATTCATGGCGCTGCAATTCGAGCCCGACAACAACGGGCGACCGAAGGTCGAGACCAAGAAGGCGTTCAAGGCGCGCACGGGGATGAGCCCGGACGAGCTCGAGGGCGTGGTGTACGCCAATACGATCGGGCCGAAGCCGATGACCGTAGGAGTCCAAGGATGACCCCCTCCTCGCGCGCCGCCCTCGAAATCAAAGCCTCCGCCCGCCGCGCCGTCAACAACGCGACGAAGCAGCGCCAGCTCGACGCCGAAATGGCGATCAGGTACCTCGAGGAGTACGGCGCCATGGTCGAGGATCTGACCAAGGTCTATGAGCCGCTGCACGACAACGTCGAGAAGTGGCGCCGGCGCCCGAAGGTCTGCCTCAAGATCGTCGAGCCGACCGTCGACGCGCTCTGCGGGCTCTACCGCGAGTGCCCGACCTACACGTTCGAGGAGAAAGACAAGTCCTGGGCGGACATGTTCGCCGAGTGGAAGGACGAGCACTGGAGCACGATGTCGGACGTCGATCGCTTCACGCTTGCCTCGGGCGTCGTCTCCGCGCGGCCGATGGTCGACGGCCCCGGCGCGCCGATGGAGTTGGCGCTCTACACGGGCGATCAGCTCGACTACGACCCGGCACCGAGCAGGCCACTGAAGATCGCGCGCCTGATCCTGTCCTTTCGGACCAGCCTCGAGGAGGACATGGGCCTGGTCGAGCAGCTCTGGACCGCGAGCACCTACGAGCGCCTGGTCAACGGCGAGCGCAAGTTCACGGCCGCGGACCAGCTCGCCTATCCTGGCGGCCAACACAAGTACGGCCGCATCCCGCACGTGCTGTTCCACAACGGCAAGCCGCGCTGGTCGCTCATGGGCGAGCCGATCACCGACCTGGTGGCGATCAACCGCACCGTGAACCGGCAGATGACGGATCACCACTACCGCATGCTCTTGAGCGGGTCGATTCTCTGGACGAAGAATCTCCAGAAAGGCGAGGGGCCGGTCAAGGTCGGCCCGGACGCGCATTTCGAGCTCGGCGAGGGCGGCGAGGCCGGGTTCATCGAGGCGGATCCGCAAGTCGCCTCCTTGGTCGAGAGCATCAACCTCTACCTGCGCATGTTCTTCATGTCGCGCCGGATCCCCGAGAACGCGATCGCGGCCGTGCAGTCCGGCGAGAGCGGCATCAAGATCGTGGCCGACCAGACCGCGCTGGGCGACTATCGCAAGGATCGCGCGAGCCTCTTCGGTCCCTGGGAGCGCGAGCTGATCCGCATGGAACTGTTCGTCAAGGCGATCCACGACGGCAAGCGCCCGCGCTGGGAAGACGTGCCGGCGCCGAGCATCGCCTACCAGCTGCCGCAGGAGCCGATGAGCGCGGAGCGGCGCATGGATTGGGATCGCGCCATCAAGATCGGGCTGGCGACCGCGGTTGACGAGATGGTTTCACGCAACCCGAGCATGGATAGGCCGACGGCGCTCAAGAAGATCGAGGACAACCTTGCCGAGACGCAGCGCCTGCAGGGGTTGCGGCCACTGCCGGCCTTCGCGCCCGGGCAGCGCAAGGACGTGACGCCGCCCGCCGACGAGGACCAGGACGAGGACGCCGATGCCTAGCAACCACATCAAGATCCTCACCGCCAACGAGGAACGCGCTTCGAAGATCGTCCAGGCCGCCATCGAGCAGGCGTCCGCCGAGATGGAGCTGCTCGCACAGCGCTACCTCGCACAGGCAGGACGTGAGGGCGTCCGGCGCGTGCTCGAGCAGATGACGCTGGCGCTCGATGACCTGGCGCGCGAGTACGGCGTGCGCATCGTGCAGGGGCCGTGGGGCCGCTTGCTCGTCAACGCGGCTGCCCTGGGGGCCGAGTCTGTCCCGGGTGCCGCCTTCGCCCTGTCCAAGCCTCAGATCGACGCCGCGCTCTACAACGCCGGCTGGAAGATCAAGGGCGTGCTCGATACGGGCGTGGCCGCCGTGCAGGACATCGTCGCCGGCGGGATGATCCGCGGGGATTCTTTGCGCGAGATGAGCAAAGCAATCGAGGCGCGCGTGCAGGTCGAGGGCGGCCTGATCGACCGGGCCCGCGCCGACATGATCGCCCGAAACGAGACCTTCGGCGTCTACCGTCAGACGAGTTTTGCCGCAGCGAACGCCGAGGAGATCGACCTGTTTCAGATGACCGGGCCGATGGACTCGCGCACCTCGGCGATCTGCGCGGCGCACGTCGGGCAGGTGAAGACCGAGAAGCAGTGGAACGCGATCCGCAAGGATGCTCTGATCTGGGGCCTTCATCATCAATGTCGTCATGCGTTCGACCCCGTGCGCAACGCCGACAGCCCGGCGACGAAGCGCATGGAAGCGTGGGGCGCGAAGCAGCGGGCGGCACTGAAGGAGGCGGCATGAGCCCCGACAGCGCCCGCCGCGAGTTTGAGAAGAAAGTCCTCGCCGCTCTTGGCCTGGCCGATGTACCGGTGAAGTCCGTCACGGTGCATATCGCGGCGGGCATGATGCCGTCGGTTACCGTCGAGTGCTACATGGTAAACGAGCTGCGCGTCGCCGCCCTCGGGCGGGCAATTACCGAGATGCGCTACCGCCCCACGGAAGCGATCACCCCACGCCCGGGCGGAGGCCCGAGCGATCAAGAGAGCGCCACGGCGGAGGCCGAGCGCACAGCAGCACAACGGCCGGTGGAGTCCGGTCACGAAACCCCGGTGGAGTCCGGGAAGGAGCAAGGCAAGTGAAGATCAGAGACGAAGCGGCAGCGAAGGCGAAGGCGGACGCGATCAAGGCAGGCAAGACGGAGGCGGAGGCCGACGTCCTCGGCAAGATCGCGGGCCTCGAGGCCGAGAACGCATTCCTCAACGGCGAGGTGCAGACGGGCATCACCGAGCGACAGACGCTCAAGACGGCCCTCAAGGATGCCGAGCCGTTCGTGGCCAAGGGCAAGGCGGCGGCCGAGGGCGAGAAGACCGCCGCCGAGCAGCTGGCCGAGGTGCGGGCCGAGCGCGAGAAGGATCGCCAGGCCCTCGTCAGCGAGCGCCGGGACTCGCGTCTGCGTGGCGCTCTGGCGAAGGCCGGGGTGCGAGCCGATCGCATGGACGCCGCTGTCCGTCTCGTGGACACCAAGGGCCTCACCTACGACGAGGCAGCCGGGACGTTCGCCGGGCTCGACGAGGCCGCTGGCACGATCGCCAAGAGCTACCCCGAGTTCGTCGGAGAGCAGCGCACCGGATCGCCGGGGAACGACCAGGCGGGCCGGGGCAACGGGAACACGATCAAGAGCGAAGACCTCGTCGCCGGTGACGACGTCGCGGCCTTCGACGCCAACAGGGCGGGCATCAAGGCGGGGAAAAACTCTCTCGCCTGAGCGCACCGCATGAACCGCCCGTTGTCCTGTACCGGCATTCGACGTGCCGGCAGAGGAGAGGGGGCAGAAGGAGTAGGAAATGGCAGACGTCAGCGACATCAAAGTACAGGCGAAGTATCTCGCGCTCTCCGTGGCGAGCGTGCTTCGTGGTCTCAATCCGATCACCCGGTACGCCGGCCAGCCGGCGATGAAGCTCGGCGGCACCGATCCGCACGCCGGCGCGATGGTCGAGTTCTACGAGCCGATGACCTCGGCGCGCGCCATCGCGATCGCCGGGACGCCGCCCACCGGCAAGCTCAAGAAAACCTCCGGCCTGGTGCCGATGCATCACGTCGACGACGCGATCCAGCTGGACAACCAGACCGTGGCGCAGGCGATGAAGACCGGCGACATTCCGATGGTGGTGCGGATCATGGCCGCCAACGTGTTCGAGAAGCTCCAGGCGCTCATGCTCCCGGACATCATCAACTCGACCTTCAACTACTACGGCGCGGTCAACGCGGTGCCGAACGACGGGACCGTGATCACCGGTGGGCGCGCGATGATCGGCGACCGCGCTCAGGGCTGCTACGCCCCGGACGACGGCTCGCGCGTGATGCTGGTCGACTCCACGGTCTACGGCAGCCTGCTCAACACCGCCGCGATCGTCGGGTTCTCGAACGTCGGCAGCGCGGAGGCCCTGCGCACCGGCCAGCTCATCCCGATGCACGGCTTCGGGACGATCAAGGAGTCCTCGTACTTCTCCAACGTCAACCACACCGTGGGCACCGCGACGGGCGTGAAGCTCAACGGCGAGCACGCGGCCAACGCGCACGTGCTCTCCCTGGTGACCGCCGCCGGCGCCGGAACCGTGGTCAAGGGAGCTGTCTTCACGATCGCGGGCAGTGCGCAGAAGCACCGCATCGTCGGCAAGCTCTCCGTGGCGAGCACGGGACTGATCGGCGAGCAGAGCTTCGCGGATGTCACGCTGGTAAACGGCGCGGCGCAGGACGTGAACGTCTACCCGCCGCTGCCGGCCCTGCTGCCCAACGACGCCGCCCTGACCTTCCTCGCGACCCACGGGATCGGCGGACTCGCAATGCACCCGATGGCGCTGGTCACCGCCTCGCGCCGCCTGCCCGAGCAGGGCGCCGGCTACGTCGAGTCCTACGTCTCCGATGCCGAGCTGAACCTGGACATCCGCGTCACCAACTTCGGCGGCTACCTTCAGAACAACTGGGCCTGTGACATCAACGCGGGCGCGGTCATGGCGGTGCCGCGCTACGCGGGCCGGATCATCAGGACGCCCTGGGCGTAAAGCGTAGAGGGCAGCCCGGGGCGGCTTCGAGCGGCTGGCCCCGGGCGCTCTCTCAAAGGAGGGGAAAGTGGCAATACCGACGATCAAGGTGAAGCACAAGATTCACGGCTCGCTCGTGATCAACGAGCGGGACTTCGACCCGAAGGCGCACACGAAGGTTGACGATCCGCCCCCGCACAAGGGCGCGGACGAGAAAAAGGAGAAATGATCATGCTCAAGGCGCTCAAGCTCTTCGTCGCCGCGCTCGCTCTTTGCGGCTTCACGGCCCTCGCGGCCCACGCCGCCTCCGACTACACCGTCCAGGGCAACATGCTCCCGACGACTCTTAATGCCGACTACACCTTTGCCGGCGCACTCGTCGTGACCGGGAACCTGACATCCACCGCGCCCGCGACCGAAGTGATCGGCGCAGGCGGCACCATCACCGCCGACGCCTGCGGGGGCGTGAAAGCTATCTCGGCCACCGCGGCGCGCACCACCGACACCACGAACAGCTTCACCGCTCCGTCGGCCGCGCTCTCGGGCTGCTGCATGGTGGTCTTCAACGCCGACGACACGGACACGATCACGATCGACGAGAACACCCTGACCGACAACGTCGGCACCGGGAACCTCGCGGTGACAGCGATGGACGCCGTGACGTTCTGCTGCGATGGCACCACCTGGCGGCAGATCACCGCACTCTTGAGCAACAACTAAGCGATACGGGGAGACGGGACCATGGCAACCTACAGCGACGACGAAGACCTGGTCCCCGTCTATTTCCCGTCGGCCAGCGCCCTTCCCGACACCCTCGCGCCCTTGCACGAAGAGGCGTTCGCGCAGATCAACCGCGACCTGGTGGCGATGGAGTGGGAAGCCGAAGACCTGGCGGCGCTGACGCAGGAGACCCTGGACGCCCTGGTCAAGCCCTCCTGCTGCTACGTGATGTACCTGCTCTTTCGCCCGAGTCTCGCAAGTTCGCGCGATCCGCAGCAGGCCATGGTCGCGGTGAAGTTCTGGTCCGACGCCTACTCCGCGGCCCTCGCGGCGGTACCAATCGTGACGACGCTGCTCGAAGACGACGACCCCCCCGCGACCGGCGGCGGCTACGTGGTGCTCGGATGATCCAATTCAACGTCGAGTTCAAGGGCAAGGGCGCCGTGCTGCGCTCGCTCTCGCTGATCAAGGACGGGATGACGCGCCAGAGCACGCTGAGAATGCTGGCCGACGAAGCCCGAGCGCTGATCAAGGTGCGCACCCTCGAGGGGCTCGACGAGAACGACCGCGCTCTGATCCCCAGCCGCCGCGTGAAGCTGCACGGCGGGCAGACGCTCTCGGACAAGGGTCACATGCTCGGCTCGATGCGCGTGCTCTCGGCGACGAAGGACCGCGCGGTGATCGGGTTCGGCTCGATGACGGAGGCCAAGAAGGCCTGGTGGGCGCAGGACGGGACGAAGACGAAAAAGGGCAAGGTCAAGTCGCCCAAGCGCCCCTTCTTCGGCATCTCTCCGCGCGATAGCTCCAGCCTGCGGGCCTTCGCCGACGACTACGTCCGCAAGCTGGTCAAGGCCGCGGAGTCGCAGCGATGAGCGACGCGCGCCACTTCGGCGACATCCGAGCCCTGGCGATCGCCGCCCTCGAGGCGGATCCCCCAATCCCCGGCGTCAAGGCAATCGAGCCCTACGCCGGACAGATCGCCGACGCCATCGAGGGGCGCATTGCGCGGTTTAACTTGCTCACGGTGGCTTACGTCGGCGAGCCGCCCCCCGGGCTGATTGACGGGCCGAACTACCACGAGGCACCCGAGTTCGAGGTCGGCGTGTTCGTGCACTCGTTGCGCGGCGCCGTTGATCTGAACGAGCAATCAGAAGCGCTCATCCTGGCGGTGAGGCAACGACTGACCAACGCCCGCCTCGCCGAGAACCTGCAGCCGGTGGAGCCCGGCGCGACACGTCTGGAGATATCGGACGCGACGGTGCAGGTGTATTCGTTCGGATTTTCCGTGGCGATGGATCAGGAATACCAGTGGCCGACATGAGCCGCCAACACAGAAAGAAGGGAACCATGAAAAAGAATCTGCTCCTCTCGCTGGCGTTGGCGCTGGCCATCTGCGCGCCCGCCCACGCCACCAGCACGACGCAACCTGGCGTCAAGGTCGCGGCGACAGCGACGAACACCACAACCGACTTCGCGGCCGACGTGCGCAGCGTGTGTATCGCGAACTCCGGGGCCAACGAAGTCTTCTACGCCTTCGGAGTGGCTGCCGTCGCCACGGCCGGGGTCAACGAGATCGGCCCCGGGGTGACGGTCTGCTTCGACGAGATCGAGTTCGCCACGGTCGCGACGACCGGCTCCCGCTCGGCCATCGTCGGCATCATCTGCTCGGCGGCGGAAACCAGCACGGTGTCCCTCTACGCCGTGGCGCGGCAGTGAGCGGTGACGCGATGACCGCCATCCTTCGCCGCTCCCGACTCCTCGCCGCGCTCGTGCTCGCCGCTGCCCTTGCGTTCGCCGCGCCTGCTCTCGCCGGGGTGAGCGTGGACGCAGGCTCCCTCATCTCCTCCTCCGGCGTCATCAGCGAAACCCTCGGGCCGGAACTCGTCGTAGACGGCGGCTTCACCGACTCCGCGAACTGGACCGAAGGCGCTGGTTGGGCTATCGCATCCGCAAAGATGCAGCACACCGCCGGAACCGGAACACTCGTTCCCGCCGTCGCGCTCGTGGCAGAAATCGGCACGGTCTATAAATTCTGCTACACCGTCTCAGCGTGGTCCGTCGCAGGCACGGCCATCGCGTTCGGCGGCAATACGTTTCAGGCGAGTACGCTCCCCGCCGCAGACGGCACGTTCTGCATGTACGCGCCCCCGGCAGTCTCGACGGCTACGCTTACGTTCACGCCGGTTACGGGGCTTCGGGCTGACATTGACGATGTGAGCCTTAAGGCTGTGACTTCGACCATCACCCCCGCCTCCGGCCCCGTCTCCATCTACAAAGACCTCGCCAACGCCACCGCAAACGAAACCGCACTCAACGTCACCGGCAACCAGACCGGCGCAGCGGGTAACAAAGTAATCTTGGGGCTGAATTACGTTGGCACGGCGGGGGCGGGTTCAGAGAGTCTGATTGTGGGGAGGGCGGGTGGGGTAGACGTGTTTGTTGTGAACACTTTGGGGAATTTGTCTACACCGTACTTTTCTACCCTTAACCAATCAGGTGGCGCATGGTGGTACACGTCTGTGTCCGCGCCGCCGCTTACCATAGGGCTGACGGGCGACCTTACGAACTCAAATTCATTTGGATTCAAACTCGGAGCATACGCCGATACTACAAGTTACGAATACACCGGCTCAAGCATCATCCAGGATATTCTCAATCTTCGCGGGGAAATGCTTCAGACATCTACCGCTGGGTATAATGGAATCCACCTCCAAGTAGCAGAGCAGACTACAGCGGGCGGTGGCGGCAGCGGTGCGCAGAATCTCATGGTGCTGTCCACCACTGCAAACGATTACACAACCGAGGTCGAGAAGTTCAAGGTATCTCGTGGCGGCTTAATCACGTCATACGCGCAGGCCGTGACCTGCGCCGACGATGCCGCTGGCACGAATGCCGCTGTCACTATCACTCCGACCTCATCCTACATCGAAGTCGCCAGCGCCGACGCTCAAGGTTGTGACGTAACGATGGCCGAGACGGGAATGTCGGTCGGATCAGCCGTGACGATCTGTATCGTGAGCGTGACGGCGGGCGCGGTGAACTTCGCGGACACAGCGGGCGTGACTCAGCTTGCAGGAGCGTTTGCATCGAATGTGGACGACTGCATAACGCTGCGCTACGGCAACACCACCACATGGCGCGAAGTGTCGCGCTCGGCTAACTAAGGAGGCATGAAAATGAAACGCTACTTCGCCATCATCGCCGCACTGCTGATCTTCGCCGCTGGCGCAGCCTCTGCCGCCATTGTCATCACGCTCAACGGGTACAGCAACGTCACTGTGAGCCTGGAACCCATCGGACTCTGCGGCACCACGGGCGACTGCGTGTTCATGGTCACGACCACCGGCACCGTGCTGGACTCTGCCGGGGGCGCAAGGCAGCAGGAGACACTCCAGTTCCGCACGGACGATCCCGTCTACCTCGCCGCTCCGTACAACATCAACCCGACCACGACCACGAACCTCTACCGCAAGGCGCGGCGGGCGTGGAAGGTCAGGGCGCTGGACGAGAACGCGGACTAACGGCATGACCCGCTATCGCAACATCGCAATCCTCTGTTTCGCCATCGTCGCCGCGCTATGCTGCTGGGTGATCGTAGCCGAGGCGGCGACCACCACCGTCACCCTCGCATGGGACGCGAACACCGAGCCTGACCTTGCGGGCTATCGCCTCTACGAAAGCCCTGCGGCTGGTGGCCCGTACACCGCGATTCAGACGCTCGGCCTTGTGACCACGACCGCCGTCCCCGGCCTGCCTGACGGGCTGCGCTGCTGGGTTCTCACGGCACGAGACACCATCGGCAACGAGAGCGGGTATAGCAACGAGGTGTGCAGTACGAGCGATGCCACCGCCCCCGCTGCCCCGCAGAGCGTGCGCGTTACCGTGACGGTGCGGGTGGAGTGATGCTTCGCGCTCTGGTCGTCGTCGCGCTGCTGGCGCTGTTTCCCGCGCCGGTCGCGGCGATTGTCTGCACGGGCACTGGCCCCTGCACGGTGACGGTCAGGAGTAGCGGCGGGGACTATCCCACGCTGAACGCTGCGTTGGCCGGGGAGTCGGCTGATCTTGTGACCGCCGCGCGACTGCTGACCATCGAGTGCTACGAGTTCACCGACACGACGACCGCGACGACCGGAACCGGCTACACCACGAGCGCGGACTACTACATCAACATCGTCGTACCCGTGGCCGAGCGGCACGACGGCACGCCGAACGCGGGCGGGTATCTGCTCTCGGGCAGCGGGTCGCCGCTACTGACGATTGCCGGGGCTTACACGCGGGTGACGGGGCTGCATGTGGTATCGACGGGAAGTCATGGAGTGTACGTCAGCGGCGGCAACGTATTGATAGACAAGTGCCTAGTAAAAGGGACGGGTCGGAACGGGTTGTCCACGGACAGCTCTTCCGCGAACGGGCTTGTGGTTCAGAATACGCTGGCATACAGGTGCGGGCGGGCGGGGTTTGAAATCTCAGCCGCCACCGTGGCGTTTAAAAACTGCACCGCAGCCGAATGCGCCCGCAACGGGTTTGGTCGCGTAACCTCGGGAACTGTTACGGCCACCAACTGCCTCGCGTACAGCAACGGTGACGGCGTGACCTATTTCGATTTCCTCGGCACGATGACAGCCAACTACAACGCCTCCACCGACGCGACCGCCGACGACAATGGTGGCACCGGCAACCGTGTTTCGCAGACGTTCGCGTTCGTCAACGCCGCTGGCAACGACTTTCACCTCGCGTCCAACGATGCCGAGGCGCGGGACTACGGCACCAGCACGAGCATGCCCACTGATGACATCGACGGCGAGGATCGCACGGGCGGCACCTGGGACATCGGCTTTGACGAGTACCCCGAAGCGGGCGCACCCGCCGTCGCCCCGAGCATCTGGATTCAATCCAACGAGGTGATTCAATGAGCACACGCCAGCGCGTCCCGTGGGTCGGCACTCTTGCACTTCTCGCCCTGTTCACCCTCGCGACCCTGCCCGCGTGGGGGTTGCGAAAGAATGTCGCCTCGCAGGAACAAGTCTGCGCCCTGCTGCTCACGACGGCGGGGGCCGCGCACACCAGCGGCACGACCACCGTCTATTATCACCCGACCGGCACGACCCAGACCAGCGACGGCACGGCTACGCATTCCGCGAACGGGGTGTGGTGCATATCCCCATCGCAGACCGCCACGAACAACGACACGGTGAAACTGCTCTGGCTCAACGCTGGAGCCGTGCCTGTGCTGCAGACCTACGTCACGACCGAGCCGCAGACCGGGGACGCCTACGCCCGCCTTGGCGCTCCTGCGGGGGCGTCCATCGCCGCCGATTTGGTGACGCTGGACAACTTCATTGACACCGAGGTTGCGGACATCCTCGCGGACACCGGCACGGACGGGGTGGTGGTCGCAGCCGCCAGCAAGACGGGCTACACCCTGACCGCGACCACGGGCCTTGGAAACCAGACCGCCAACATCACTGGCAACCTCTCTGGCAGCGTCGGCAGCGTGACGGGGGCCGTGGGGTCTGTCACGGGAGCGGTTGGCAGCGTAACCGGCCTGACCCCCGCTACTATCGCGGATGGCGTCTGGGACGAACCTTACACCGGGCACGCCACCGACGACACCTACGGGCTGATGTTCCACCCGCTGGCGCACGGCACAGTCGCGGGGGTAGGGGCGTCCACCATCACGCTCGATGGGGACGCGGCGGCGACGAACAACTACTACGACGGCGCAATCGTGCAGATTCTCACCGGCACGGGGGCGGGTCAGTCGCGGATCATCTCCAGCTATGTCGGGGCGACCAAAGTCGCAACCCTCACCGAAGCATGGGCAACACAGCCCAACGGGGCCAGCAAGTACAGCATCCTGCCGCTTGGGGATGTCGAGGTCGGCGTGGTTCACACCGGGGCGATTGTCGCGGGATCGTTTGCGGCGGGGGCGATTAACGCGGCGGCGGTTGCGGCTGGGGCGATCGACGCCGCGACCTTCGCCGCTGACGTTGACGCCGAAATAGCCGCGATGGTGCTGAATGCCGCTGTTGCATCCTACGGTGGGGCTGGCACCTACGGGCAGGCGGTTGAGGATGTTCTTGCTGACACCGACGTGCTGCAAACCGATTGGGCCAACGGCGGGCGGCTCGACCTGATCCTTGACGCCGCTTCCGCGCCCTCGGCTGCGACCGTGGCTGACGCGGTATGGGACGAGGCGCTTTCCGGGCACTCTGCCGCCGGCACGGCTGGCCTTGCGCTGGCGACGGCATCCTCGGGTGGGGTTGACCCCTCGGTGCTGGCAGACGCGATCTGGGACGAAGCCCTCACGGGGCACTCCACGGCCGGGACGACAGGGCTCATGCTCGGCACAACGATCCCGGCGGCGGTTGACGCTGTTCCCACGGTATCCGAGTTCAACGCACGGTCGCTCGTCGCTGCTGACTACACCATCGTGTCGGATCTGGGGACGGTGCAGAGCGCCGACCACACCGCCGCCATCGCGGATATTCCAACTGTCGCGGAGTTCACCGCTCGCACCGCGCCGACGACATCTGGCGCTGGCGCAGAGTTCACGGCGGCGGCGCTGGTCAATGCGCCTGCAGGCGGGGGCGGCGCAACCGCCGGGGAGATCGCGGACGCGGTCTGGGATGAGACGTTGGCAAGCCATGCTGGTGTCGGGTCGGCCGGGGCTGCGCTCGCGGGTGCTGGTAGCGCAGGGGACCCGTGGAGCACCCCGCTGCCGGGCAGCTACGCCGACGGGACTGCCGGGGCCGCGCTGGTCACCAGGGCCGCAGAGGCCACCGTGCTGGCGCAATTCGGCGTCACCTGGGGGACGACCTACCCGCTCGTCAACCGCGACGGGATCATCAACGTCCCCCGCGGCGATGTCTACACGATCAGCACGACGCTCGGGGCCGACTTCCCGCTGACGGGCCGCACGGTCTACTTCATCGGCCAGAAGCGCAAGGCCGACGCGAACACGACCGCCATCGTCAACCGCGCGATGACCATCACGAGCGTCCCGAATCGCACCTGCACGATCACGCTGACCGCCGCCGAAACCGCGACGGCGGGGCAATACCTCTACGAGATCGAGGTACGCGATACGACCACGGAGGCAAACCCGTCCACAGCAGAATCGGGGACGCTGAACATAATCGAGGATCTGAGGAAGTAACCACCAGCCGCCGTTGTCCTGTGCCGACTCACTGAGCCGGTAGAGGAGAGCGGCAGAAGGAGATGAGCAGATGGTCAGACCCGCAGGAGTAGATACCAAGTTCGCGTTTCGCATGGCGCTCCCGATTGCCACCTACCCGTGGGGCACGGCGATCCCCGTCGGCGCCCGGGATCAGGTGCTTCACCGCCCGCTCGGGTTCAAGAAGACCCGGCCGTTTCTGACCGACGATTCGCTCGGCACGGGCGGATTCGCCACCACCGGCGACCTGGGCGAAATCACCGCCGCCGGCGACTGGCAGGGGTACATGCGCTACGAGGGGTTCGACGCGATGCTCGCGGCCTTCTTCGGCGCCAGCACCACCCCGACGTACACCGACCCCGTGGCCACCGACGGCACCGGCGCGGGAAGCACCACGACGCTGCTCAAGACCGGCGCGAGCTGGACCGTCAACGAGCACGCCGGGAAGTACTGGACCTGTGACGCGGACGCCGGCAACCCGACCAACGTCGGGCAGACCAGGCGCATCGTGAGCAACACCGCCGACACGCTGACGTGGGTGGGGGCCATCCCGTTCGCGACCTCCTCGACCACGCAGGGCAACCTCTCGGCCGGGATCGCCGAGCGCACCTACACCCTCGCGGACACGCTCGAAGGGATCTACGGAACCGCATGCGTCTGGAACGGCATCAGCATGGAGGAGCTCACCAGCTGCAAGGTGACCGGCTTCACGCTCAAGTGGGGCACCGGCAAGCCCATCGAGATCGTGCTCGACCTGCTGGCCAACGACAAGACCCTCGCCTCCGCGGTGAACACGGCCGTCACCGCCTGGACGGCGCTGGATTCCTCGCGCGCCATGACCTCGCATCTGGTCAGCCGCATGAACCTGATCGCCGACGCGCTGGACGCCGGGGACGCCGTGCGATTCTCCGAAGCGGAACTCTCGGCCAAGCGCCCGCTCAAGGGCGTCTACGGGGTCGGCAGCACGGACAACGAGATCGACGAGCCGAGCAACGACGGCCCGGCGCTCATCACGTTCAAGGGCACCCTGCCGCGCTTCGAGGCCGCCACGCACCTGACCGCGTGGGAGGCGGGGACCACGGCGAAGATGGACATCACCATCACCGGGCCGCTGATCTCGGGGGCCTCGTACCGGACGATGTTCTTCGAAATCCCGCTGATGCGCTACACGCTGGCCGAGGCGCCGATCAAGGACGGGATCCTCGATCACCAGCTGGAGTTCGAGTGCATGCAGCCGGCCGCCGCGCCCACCGGGATGACGGCGACCAAGCCGGTGCAGCTCAAGGTGGTCAACACGTTCTGCGGCAACCCGCTGCAGGCGGGGAACTAGGATGGATCTCGACGCGCTGCTCGACGGGACAGACCTGATCGCCACCGTGCCCTTTGGCGATGCCGGGGCCACGGTGTCGATCCGCTACGTGTCGCAAGAGACGCTGCGCAAGATCGCCCGCAAGGCGACAAAGCGCACGTTCAAGGATCACAAGGCCATCGAGGAGCTCGACGCCGACGAGGCCAACATCCTGCTCGGGCGCGCGGCTGTCGCCGGATGGTCCGGGTTCCCGCTCTACCACGGCGAGTCGCTGCCGTACAGCCCCGAGGCGTGTGATCGGCTGATCAACAAGTGGGGCGAGTTCTCGCGCTTCGTGAACGACGTTTGCACGGATTACGCCCGCCTGGTGGACGCCGCGCGCGAAGACACGAAAAAAAACTCCGCGAACACGTCATCTATCGGCTAGAGCAGCCGGGGGTCAACTGTGACGGATGTGCGGAGGAAGAGCGGGAGGACGGGGCAAGCAAGGCCTGTGAGGACGGGCGCGGCTGCCCGATCCCGCAACCTGATGAAGACGGTCGGCGGGCACTCGAATTGCGGGCTCGGCTGGCCGCGCTGCCGCCAAACATCGCGGGCGGCTGGCTGTTGGATCGGCTCGGCGCGAGCGATTGGGATGTCGAGATGATCTGCGTGATCGAGGCGGCAATGGCGGAGGTGCGCGGCGATGTCAGCTGAAATGAAGATCGTAATCAGCGCCGACGACAAGGCGAGCGCAGTCATCAAGAGCATCGGCAGCGGGTTCGACGGCCTCAAGGCAAAGATTTCCAGTGCTTTCGATTCGCTCAAGACCAACTTCACGAACCTGCACTTCATCGTGACGGACATCATCGGCCTGCTCGACAAGGCGTTCGCGGCAATCGAGCGTTACGCCGGGTTCGCCGAGGTCAAGGAGCAGCTGAATCTGATGGCCGGGCAGTTCGGTATGACCGGGACAGCGATCGTCCAGGCGATGAAAGAGGTGTCGGCCGGCCAGTTCTCGATTGAGCAGGCCACCAAAGCGGCAGCGTCGGCCCTCAAGAACTCGCTCACCCCGGAACAGATCATCGGGCTCACCCAGGCGGCGGCGGCATTCAACGACGTGGCCGGGGTCTCGATCCCCGAGGCGTTCGAGCGGCTGGCCGATGCCGTGCAAAAGGGCAGCGCCCGTGCGGCGATCAGCATCGTCGGCAAGGCGGGCCTCGGGGACGCGATGCGGGAACTTGGCAGCGGGGTTGACGACGCCGCCAACTCCGGGGCGATTTACGAGGCGATCATGGCCAAGACCGCCGCGCAGACGGCGCTCACGGCCGGGGCCACCCAGTCTCTCGGCGACAGCATCGACAAGGCCAAGGCGCAGTGGTCGGACTTCACCCTCAAGATCTCCCAATTTGCCACCACCGGGGCCTATGGCGTGGCGGGGGTGTTCTACGCGCTGGCCGCCGCCCTGACCCGCGTCGCTGCTGCCGCGACCTCCGCATTCTCGGCGCTTCAGTCCTTGTCGTTCGATTTCAAGGGTGCCGCCGCGTCGATGCAGGTCGCAAAGGATCTGTGGGCCAGCGCCACCGATTTGTCGGCGCAGGCGGATGGATTCATGAAGCTCGCGGGCGCGGTCGGGTCCGTGGATAAAGTGGCGAAAACGAGCGAGAAGGCGATCACACAGCAAGCAGCCGCTCTCGATGCCAACGCGGCCGCCGTCGCCGCGGCGAACGCAAAGTGGCAGCTGATCAACGGCACGTGGACTCAGGTGCAGTCGCAGGCCGGTGTGGTCGCCGCCGGGTTCCAGCAAATCAAGACCGCCGCCGACTCGATCCCGAAGAACGTGCAGGTAAAGGTCACGACGACCTATGTCGACGCGAGAAACAGCGCGCCGACATCAAGCGCCCCCTCGCCGGCCGCAGCCGCTCTTGGCAACGGCGGCGGCCCTGACGGCACCGCCTACGGCAACTGGGGCGGGGCGTACTGATGGCCGTCTCCTTGTACCTCAACCTGCGCAGCAAGACCCCGGCGATCCTGACGGTGCCCAAGGGCGCACAGGTCGCCGGGGCAGAGGGGGCGACGATCCGCTATGCCGGCGGGATCGAGACCGGCAGCGCGGGTGCGGGCGTCGGGCAGTTCCAGCTCAGCGATTGGGGTCAGGTCGGCAGGTCGTGGAAGCTCGGCGATACGTCCCCGGGGTTTTCTTACGACCCGATGCGCGGGTTCGTCTGGCAGGGGGTGCTCTACGGCTGCGACCCGAGCGTGGAGTTCGTGACGATGTCCAACGGGGTGACCTATCACAATCCGGCCTACGGGATGCAGAACGCCACGAAGTGGGAGAAGGTTTTCACGGACGCCTTTTTCTGGACCGGGGACTACTTCAGCTGGGTCGCCAAGACCGACAACGCCAAGATGTGGCGCGACATGTTCAAGGACCCGTTCTACTGGTAGGGGGATAAATGGCCCTGATCAAGACCGCGCACGTCAACATGCTGGAGGCCGCTACCGTCACGCTGACGGCTGGCACTGCCGCCACCGGGTACCCGCTGTATCGGCTTTACGACAGGGACATCGGGCGCCCGTTCGTCGGCTCGGCTGCTGCCACCACGACGGTCCACGTCGATCAGGGCGCCGGCGGCACACAGGCGGTTGACCGGCTGCTGATCCCTGACGGCCACAATCTGGCCGGGGTTGATCTGGATCTGGAGCACTCCCCCGACAACTCGACCTGGACCCCGGCGCTGGCCGGCTGGACAGGCGTGGCCGGGGACATCAACAAGGAATGGGCCAGCATCGTGCGCCGCTACTGGCGCTTCACGGCTACCAGCCCCGCAGCGGCCCCTTCCTTGGCCGAACTGTGGCTGACGGCTACCGACACCTGGACCCGCGAGGCCGCGCGCCCTGGCGGGGCACAGGAGCCCGTCCACAACGTCACGGTGGCGGTCACCGCAACGGCGCGGGTCAGATTCGAGGTCAACGGGCCATCCTTGGCGCAGGGGAATTTCTCCCTGACGCGGATGCCGACGGCGCAGAAGGACCAGCTGCTCGTGTTGTGGGCCTCGTGGGCGGGGTCGAAGCCGTTCTGGGTGTGCGACCCCTGGGGGGCGTGGCTTTACGTGCGGCCGGTGTCGGCGCTCAATCTTCGTGAGGTCGGGGCCGGTGTTTGGGATGCGTCCTTCGCCTACCTTGAGGTTCCCGCATGACCCTGACCGCCGCGCAAGCCCGCGACCGCAGCCGCGCCGAGGCGGTCTATCTGGCCGACATCCAGTTGCTCGCCGGCGGACCGCTGCTTCGGCTCTCTGACCGCAATATCACGGTCGCCGCCGGGGCCTACTGCGACTACCTCTCCTCGATCTCTGGCGTCGGCGACACGCTCTATCGCGCCACGGCGGCTTTCGAGTCGGCGCAGATCGCCCTGGTGTTTCGCAACGACCCGTATTCGCCCTACGCTTGCCTCTCGGCGCTGGTTGACGCCTACCCGATCGAGGGCGCGGCCGTCACGCTGTCGCAGTGCTTTCTCGACGACGACGGGACGCCAACCACGCCAGAGGTCATTTTTATCGGCAACCTCGACAGCCCGGCCGGGATCACGGGTATTTCCTTCTCCTGCGCGGCCGTCTGCCGCGAGGCGTGGGCGGCGCAGGTCAACAAATAGGAGAGCGCAATGGCAATCTTTTACGAGCACATCCAGGAAGCGAAAAGCGAATATATGATTTCCAGCGGCGCGCAATCCCAGACCCTGTCGCTCGGCGCAGCGACCCGCACGGACTACGAAGTCTGGCGGTCGCTTATCAACCCGGGATTCAATGGCACCATTTCATGGCTGTCGTTGCGCATGAATTTTTCGCTTACTGGCACGGCGACCGCCAACACTGTCACCGGAAAATGGCAGATCAGGGAGCGCGGCGGCGCCAGCTGGGTGGACATCGGCGCCATCGGCTCGCACGCTCTAACAGCTGCCCCGGAATACGTGAAGATCTCCGAGTTCGTGCACGACGCCACGGCCGACAGCAATGCCGCACCTTACGAGCTACGGTTGATCATCAGCAGCACGGCCGCGCAGACGATCAGCCTGTTATTTGGGGAGTCTGGGTATTCCGTCTTTTCGCTCGCCACCCGCACCGTCGGCGAAAGTGTCTAGCCGCCGATGCCGCTGCTCACGCTCTCTCGCGCGGACTATCCAGGCATCGACCCGGCAGAGATCGGCACGGTTGCCCGTCGCGGCTACGGCAGCGTCGAGGACGTGCGCATCCCGGCCATTGTCGCCGGCCAGACGGCGCGGCTTGCGGCGGTCATGAGTGCGGCGGCAACCAGCATCACGGTTGACGACGGGTCGGTGTTCCCCGCCGCTCCTTTCGCGATCCAGATCGGCGGGGAGCCGATGACGGTCGGGGCCATCAGCGGCAATACGCTCTCCTCGATCACCCGCGCGGCCGATGCCGAGCCGCACCCTGCAGGGCGCACGGTCTACGAGGTGCGCTCCGAGTATGTCTATCTGGTGTCGGATCAGCCGGTGGATGCAATTGGGGCAGTCTTTGTCGATGGCGTGAGGCAGGAGCCGGGAACCTACACCGCCTACACCGGGCAGGCCGGGGACGCGCACGCCGATTGGACGGGGCAGGCGGTCGTCGCCTTTGCGGTTGATCCGGCGGCCATCCGGCAGCGCAACTTGTCGAGTGCCGGGACCGAGGATGTCGTCACGCCCCCCGACCTGTGCACGGACGATGGGCACGGCACGGACATTGCCCTGCTCGGGGGCACGCTTGCGAAGACGCTCACGACCGGGGAATCGTATTGGGTGGCGTGGACGGGCGCCGGGGCCGGAACGATCGTCGAGGATTCGGTCGTGGTTTCCTTCACCAACCCCGGGGCCGTCGCCGCGCGGCTGCGGGTGTCCTCGCGCAACATCACCACCGGCGCGACGATCAAGACCGAAATGGTGTACCTCGCCGCCGGGGCATCCTCGCGGCTGCACACGCTCGATCTCGGGAATGTCTGGCCGGTGCAGCTCACGGTCTTTTGCGAGACCGGCACCGCGACGATCAACACCATCACGCGCACGACCACGCGCGTGCAACAGCCGGCAAGCGAGACGCTCATAACCTACACGCATCTGCCCGTTGTGAAATCGGACGAGCGCATCGGCGCGATCGAAGGGACCGAAGGCGTCCCTCTGGGCACGGCGGGGCAGAACATCGCGTGGGCGACTTTCGACAGCACCGACCTGGGCACCATCGTCGAGATGAGCGCCTACGGGAGCATCTACAGCAACTACGGCGCCACCGTCTGGCTGCTCGGGCTCAACGGCACGACGCTCGTGAGCCGGGAGAAAATCATCGTCCCTGTCGATGGCACCGGCGGCATCCGCCTCGGCACGATACCC